TCCTCTATGGTAAGGGGGAACTCCCGTCGGAACTTGCGCTCACCCATACCCTCAACACCGTAGATCATTTCATGACGCCAGTACAACTGGCTCCAGTCCAGACCAAACTTCTGACCAAGCTGGTGCTCCTCCTCGTCAGGTTCCCAGCCCTTCGGAGGATCAAGTCGGTAGGTGCTATGTTCACTCCACCTGCTGAATAGAAACTTGATGCTCTTGTTCCCCGTCCTCTCGGCTTCCTGGGCAATCAATACCCTCTCATGGTAGAAATTACCAGGGCCGTTCGGGGTCGAGACAATGATGATCTTGCTGTCTGCACCTCCGTGGAGGGTAGACCTGATACCAGACCATACCTCCTCAGGATGGGGCCAGAAAGCAAGCTCCTCGGCTACAAACCGCTGATACGTCCAACCACGACCATGGGTGTCCCCACGCGCCGTCATATGGTCGATCAACGCATCCGTCCTCTGGCTGACCAAGGTCTTGTCGTTCTGGTTGAGCTTGAAGGGGTTGGACTCCTTCAACTGCTTCGGTAGATGGTGGTAGTACGTGCAGAACTTCTTGAAAATTGACTTCGTGGTCTTGTTGTGGTCGGCAACGACAATAGTCCTCAACGGCTTCTGAGCTGTAAAGGTCGCCCACCACGTATGGGCACAGTTCGCCGTCGTAATCCCTATCTGCCTCGGCTTCAGAACCACAACAGTCCTGACCTCTGGGTCATCCAGAGCCCTGATCAGAGCCACCTGCTCACTGTATGGATTGTCGAAACGTGAAAGGTTCGCATTGGCATCCTCGAAACGGAGCCGGGGTATGAACTGCTTGGAATCACGAAAAATCTCGTTTAGTTCCACTCCTTCTCCCAGCCATTGTCCTCAGGTGGGCTGAACCACTCATCCATGGACTTGTCGCCTATTCCCTGAGCCTCCTTCGCCGTCGAAACCATCCCGATAACAACCTTCGTGGCTTGAAGATCACCCTCGGTAACAGCCTTCATCAAGGCACGCGCAGCTTCAAACTCCAGAGCCCTCAGATCCGTCACCGTAACACCGGCATGCTCAGGGAACAATTCAATCCACCACTCCATGAAACCTTCCGTCTTCTCCCAGATCCCCCACTTCTTCATTGTGAGGCTGGGTATGCGCCGAACCCAGTCACCGACCATGCACATCCCGGAATCATACAGCGATCGCGCCGACTTCCTAACCTGCTCCTGCTCCTTCGTCGCAATGAACCTCATCAATCCTCCCTCTTCAAAATAAATCCATGATCATTTATACGGCCCTCGTCGAGAGCCCTGCGGGTACTCTTCTGGATCTGATCATCCGTCTGACGAAGATGCACAGGACGCCGAGAGTTCTTCTCCCGAAGACGCTCACGCGCCTTGTGCAACCTCACCAAGTCCTGGGGGGACGTCCTCTTCGGCATCACTTCTTCCTTCTGACCGTCTTGGGCTTCGGCTTCTCAACCGCCTCATCCTCAACTATACCAGAATTCTTCGCCGTCTGCAGCTCGGTAATCAGACCCGCCACCATGTCATGCATCTGGCTCATCTGCTCCTTCATCTGAATCATACTCGCGTCCTGCTCCGCTATCTTGGTCTCCTGAGCCTTGATCAGATCCCTGTACTTGTCATCTGACGGAGCCGGAACCCCCTCCGCAACTTTACTACCCTGGTTCGCCAAAATCTCCTTCAGCATCTGGGGCGTAATCTGCTGGTCACTGTAAGCTTTCGGACGACCCATTTCATACTGGAGATCATTGTTACCGTTCACATCCACAAACTGAAAACCAACAACCAGAGACTGCACCGCCTCCGTGATCTGAATTGTCTCCGCATTTCCATCCTTGTCCTTGCCTACCGCACGGTTGGACACCTTCTCCCTCGTCTCAATCCGTATCTCGTAGTCGTAGAGCTCCCACTTTCCGTTGGGCTGCACCGCTGAATGACAGTCAATACACCACTCCAGGGCACTCTCAATCATAAAGACTAGCGTAGGGGTGTCAACATATCCAAGAAGGTTCTGGAGCCTGTACGGCTGCACATACGTCCACTTCCTGTAGCCCTCTGTCTCCTTCTTCGGAAGAGTTGTCCTGTGATGGTCACATACATCCCCGATGAGCTTCTTCATGTACGTCAGATCAAGAATCTTGCTCTTCGTCTTATCTATTTCCTCTTTAGGCTCCGTGTAAGTCCCATACCGCGACTTAGACTCCCTGTAACTGCTAATTATCCCCATTTTCTCTCCTGAGTTTTTCCAATTTTTCACTGAATTGTGATAACCTACTAATTCTGTCTTTCTCCTCTCTCTCTCGGGCAAGGTATCTCTCCTTCTCCTCAGAGGCAACCCTCATTTCATCAAGGGTCTTTTCCCGACGGGACTTCTCCTCCTCGAGAATCTCCTTCGCCAGATCACGGCGAAGCACGCTCCTCGTGTTGATCCTCCTCCTGTCACCCTTCGCAAGCAACTCCATGATCTCCACCCGGGTGCGATGTGCATCCCTCACCAACTCACCAAGCTCCGCATCATTCAGCTTCAGATGGTCAGCCCAGGAAATCAACGCCTGCATTTCAGGAACCTTCTGCTTATCACCAGTCTGGAACCAATGCCAACTCGCACTCTTTCCATAACCAGCCACTTTTGCAGCCTTCGTCTTACCAAGTATCCTGAGAATTTTCTTCAATGTCACCGTCACAGCCTGTAAAAGTGAAAAAAAACTTAAATATGAAAAAATAGTATTGACAAACCGAAATCTTGTCAATACCATTGTTACATAAACACACAACATTTGGAGTAAGGTATGAAATATATCTATCAAGGCATACAAGGTCTGGAAGGATCTGGAAACTCATTCGGAACAGTATTAACCATCGGAGAAAAGGGGCCCAAAGGCAACCCGACGAACACACACCAGTTCTTCATCAAGAAGCCGCAGGCAGTTACAAAACAACTTGGATCACGGAAAGGACTCGTCAGGGAAAATGACCCCGAATTCGTGCAGTTCAACAAGTCAGACAGACCCGAACTAAGATCAGTGATGAGATTCACTATCGTTCACGCCGTCCACATGAGAGAAGGATGGAATTCAATGGTGGACGCCTTCCAATTCCAACTGTTCGCTCAGACACTACCCAAACCACACCCGTCACACCCCAAAGCAGCACCAGCCTGCTCAGGAGACGGCGTCAACGCACAAAGATGGGACGGAGAGGAATACAAGGATATCTCCTGCCCAAACAGATTATGCGAATTCCAGGGCGGCAGACCATCACCCTGCAAGCCAAAAGCACAACTTTCATTCCAACTCAGATGGCCCGAACACGAAGCCTGGTCTGTTCTGCCAACACCATCATGCCTCTTCAGGACACACTCCTGGCACAACATAAACAAGGTCATAATTCCATTCTTCAAAGACCTCCACAAGCAGGCGATGGCTCTCGGCTTCCACGACTACAACCTCTACGGACTGCCCTGCAGGATGACACTCCACAAAAGAAACGTGGCGAAAGGTGGAATCGTGCCGGCAATCTCACTGTCCACTGAATTTGAACCAGGTAAGAACTTCCGGGACTTCCTGATGCAGAGCGCACAGATGAGAGGAAACTTCTCAGCACCATCACTACTTGAGCAAGACCCACACACAGGAGAGGATCTGCTATGAAAATCAACGAACTGGAAAAAATGGTCAACGACCTCAAAAATGCAAGGAAAAACACAGGATGGGAAGGGGCTAACCCAGCCAGACTGGAAATCAGGATAAGGAAATTGCTCGAGAACAAACTCGAGGAAACAGAAATACTCAACAAAGGCGGCTCTCCAAAACCCGCATACCACCCCACCACCATCAGAATGCATAGCAACCACTGCCCACACGCAGTAAAGCTGTGGAAAATGAACACGCCATACGACAGATCCATATTCCACACAGGCGTCATCGCACACGCCATCCTCGAAAGAATAGGATACAGCCCAGATGAGGATCCAAGAACCATCGCAGACCAGGTCGTGGAACAATACTGCTCCGAAGGAAGAGCATACGACGGGATACCAGAACCTCCATCCCCTTTTCCAGACGCAATGGAAGGAGCTGAACTGGCTCTACAATGGCATAAACGATTCCCCGTCCCAAACGGAGACGGAATAAACCACGAGGAACACTTCGCATTCGATGAAAACTGGAACGAAGTTCCTTACCACAGCCCAGATGCACGCTTCAGAACTATGCTGGATGTCGTGGAAATCACAGAGGAATACGACGAAGCTACTGACGGAATGTTCACAAAAGCCGTCATCAGAGACTACAAGACCTCATGGGTCGCAAACGCAAAGGAACTGGACACGCTCCAAAGAAGATGCCAGGCCCTCGTCGTATACCTCAGATACAAACCAGACCTCATCATCCTCGAAATAGCTAACCTCAGAATGAAATGCCACTTCCGAAGAGAGATAAATACACACTTTGAAATGGAAAGCATAAACCAGTGGATGGAAGATATCTCTACCGCCATCAGAACACTCGACAAGACACTCAAACCTAGACCAGGCAAGGGATGCATCAGATGCCCATACGCTCAAAGATGCAAGCACTTCGACAGGATGAACAATGACGAAGACGTCATCAAGCAGTACATCGCTGCTAAGGAAACAGTCTCAAGACTGGAACCCATCGTCAAGAAATCCATGGAAGACAAGGCTCCTGAAAACGGCATAGGCTTCTTCGAGAAACAAAGGAAGAAGGTAGTGCCGGAAGCAAAGAAAATACTGCTCGAGGAATGGACTGCAAAAGACGGGACAATCGAACAACTATACGACGCCATTGAACTCTCAACCACCGCAGCTTCAAAGATCGCAAGAAGACTTACCGACACAAGGCAGGAAAGAGAGGAACTCATGGAGCGTATAACACAGGCTGAGAAATACGCCTCGTTCGGAATGAAGAAGTAATGCCCAAACCTGAACTAGACCAGATGGTTGAAGACGCATACTCAGACCCCGAAATACTCGAATACCTCAACAGGAACTTCATGTACCACTATGACCGCGTCATAAAAAGGATACTGAAGGAACACTTCAAGAGACTTGCAAAGGAGGAAGGATGCAACTCGAACTGTTCAAAATAACCGAGAAGATAAACCCAGACAGACCGACGGAACCACCACAGAAATTCGACGTAATCTACTGCGACCCGCCATGGGACTACGACGGAAGGACATTCCTCGATGGTAAAGCTCACGATACAGGAGCTGCCTCTGACCACTACCCGACCATGTCCCCAGATGAACTCAAGGAAATGAATCTCATTCATCTTTGCAATGACAAATGCATCTGCTACATGTGGACTACAGGGCCGCAGCTCGACATATCCATACAGGTGCTCAAAGCATGGGGCTTCAAATACAAGACCATCGCATTCGTTTGGAACAAGGGATACATAAACCCAGGTTACTACACACTCTCATCCGTCGAAATATGCATAGTGGGTACAAGAAACGCCATACCACAACCCAGAGGATCAAGGAACGAACTCCAGTACCTCTCAAGACCAAGGGAAAGACACTCAGCAAAACCAACCGAGTTCATAGAACGAATCACAAGAATGCACCCCGAACAGACAAAACTCGAACTCTTCTCCCGACGGGCGCACAACGGATGGTACTGCTGGGGACACGACGCAGTGGGAGAAGGAGCAATCACCATACCAAGACTGGAAGGGAAAAACATTCCAGACAACATACAAAACACACTATGGCCCATACCATTCTAGGAGAAACAATGAAAGAGGAAATACCACAGCACTTCGGGCAATGGCTCAAGATGAAAATAAAAATGAACGGAATTATGCAGAAAGAACTAGCAAGACAGATATGCGTCTCTTCAAACACAGTCACATCATGGACACGGGGAGACAGGGAACCATCCATACGAAACTTCTACTGGATATGCCACTTCATATCCATACTGGAAAACCCACCACCTGTTGCTATGTTAAGTTCTACAAAAGCAATCATGTCTCAAGAAGAAGAAGACGAACAGATACTAAGAAACTTCATGAGCGTCGTGGAAGACGGAATACAATACTTCAAATAACTACCTAGGGGGCCATACCTTGTCGTAGCGTTTTGCCCACTTGTATCCGCACCTCTGAACTGCCGCTATCGTCTGACCATAGTTTGAAGCTATCTTCATCCAGGTCATCCCATGGTATCGTGCCTTGTAAATGCAAGCTCCCTTCGACGCCTTCCTCAAGGGCCATGGCGCATCGGATTTGATTGCCCATTTCCGAGCAGCCCTCAAAGCACTCTGTGAATTGCAGTACCCTACATGCTGGGCAACCATATGCCAGCTACATCGGTATATCTGCCTGAACTCATATGCCTCTTCACCGTTCGCCATCAACCTATGCTGCTCCTGCGTATCTCATTCCTCACACCCTGAAGCTGGTACTCTTCAAAGATCAACATCTTTCCATCGTGTGTCCATAGGATAACATATCGGGGCCAACCCTTGCTGACCAAATGATTTAGGAGGCGTTTCCAGGTGTTGAGCTGGGCATCCCTTATCCTGTTGCGATTGCGTATAGGGAGATCCTTCATCTGTAGACGGCGGTGTCTAGGCTGGTTCTCCGTAGCCCATCGCCAGAATTCCCTGGATGGCTGACTGTGACTGAAGCTCTTCGGCATCTGCATATAATAAGGTATACCAGAGATAACACCACATTGCAAGATCATGATAGTCGTTCGCCCGGAGGGGCACGTGCTCACATCCTTTCGGACGCCTCTAAGAGACTCTCCTTCATCTAT